AAAAAACAAAAAATAAATATAAATGAAAATAAAGATGACAATAAAGATGATAATAAAGATGATAATAAAGATGATAATAAAGATGATAAAATTAAAATTACACAACCAATTAAAAAGAATAAAAAAACAAAAAAACAAAAAATAAATGAAACATTAATTTTACAAGAAGCAACAGAAGCAACAGAAGCAACAGAAGTATTAAAAGACAATTTAAATGTTAATATAAAAGAAGATGTTGTGTTGAAAAACAATGAATGTGACAAATTAGAAAAATTACGAAATGAATTAAATATAATTAGAAAAGAGTATGATAATAAAATACGTGATTGTGAAAAAGAAATGTTTGGCGAATTTATTATAAATTATTTTGATAAAGGAGAAAATAAACTAACACATAAAGATTTATTAATTGGACTTCAACAATATTATATTTATGAAAAAAACAAAGATATAAATTTTATTTTAAGTATGCAAGAATTTATTCAAAAATTTTCACAAAAAACTCCGGTAATAGGTTCAAATTATAAAAGACAACATATTTTTGAAGCAATTTGTAGACTATTAGTTTTTTTTAATTATGATGAAGGGGAGCTTGGAATAAATAAACAATTCTATAAATCATTAGAAACTTATATTAATAGCACAAGTTCTAACAATATTATTAATGATAAAATATTAGAAACAAATGTAAACGAAGGGTCGGCAAATGGTATTGTTGATATATTTTTTATAAGTAAAAAAAGTAAAAAAGATGATAACGCATGGGCGTGTGAATTTATTTCTAGAGAAGAAGAAAAAGAAGAAGAAGAAGAAGAAGAAAAAGAAAAAGATGAATATATAATGATACAAAATAAATATTATGATAAAGAAAAATCAAACGCACGTAATTATGATCTTCCTGAAATATACGCATTAGCTGATAGAACTAACAAAGAAAAACAACATTTTAATGGTAAAATAAAGATTATACTAATGGTTAATAACGGAGATGCTGTTTCAAGAAATTTACTAAAATCAAAACAACAATATCCTGGATTATTAGATAAAAAAAATGGTATTATTGGTATTTCTATTTTAGATAACTGGTTTCAACAAATGTTATATAATCTTTATGAAAGTAAAACAATAAATATTTTTTTACAAAAAAATGGGAAACAAAAAGAATTACAACAACTTCAATTACGTTTTCATCAAAAATTTGTTATTGAATGTACACAAAAATATATTGAAAATAACATTAGTAAATTTATATGGGGCGCTGTTCCAAGAAGTGGTAAATCTTATATGATTGGAGGGTTAATATCTGATAGATATAAAAATAATATCAAAAATAATATTGTTATTATATTGGGTGCCTTAACTGAGACATTACAACAATTTAAAGATATGTTCAGTCAATACTCTAATTTTTCTGATTATAATATAATTACATCTGGTTCAAAAGAAAAAGAAGGAGATTTTAATATATATTTATTAAGCCAAGAATGGTTAAAAGACAAAGTAGAAATTGATAAAATAAATAAAAAACAAAATCCGTTAACAGCAAGATTTAAAAGTAATCTACAACATAAATATCCTAAATTATTTGAAAAGGGCGTAATTGATTTATATTTTGATGAAGTTCATAAAGGAGGTTCAACTGATATATCTGAAGGTATAATACATTCGTTTAATAATTTTGGCGTAAAAATTAATATATTTGTTATGGTTACTGCTACGTTTGCCAAACCGACATTAAGATATGATAGTGTAAATTTTATTGGTGAAAAAAATAATAAAACCGAAATAATTGAATGGAGTTATAATGATCAACAAAATATGAAATATTTAATTAATGAAACAAAAAAAGAAATAATGATTAATACTCGTAATGGAATTCAAAAAGAAGTTTTAAATAACATATTTACTTTTTATCAAACATATTATGGTTCAGATTATTTAAATGCTTTATCAAAAGAATATCACAAATATCCTGAATTGGTATTAATTACTCCAGAATGTATTAATATTCAAAGTTCTGAAGAAAGAATTATTCCTTCAACGATTGATATACGAAATATATTCTTAAATAATTTAAAATGTAGTGCTTGTGAACCATCAAAAACTATAGAATTCTATAATAATTCTTCAAATATTTTTAATAATATAACACCAGTAGACGATTTATTGAATTTTATTAGTCATCATATTTATAATTATTTTAAACAAACATTAAAATATCCCATAGATTCACCTCATACTGAGTTATGGTTTTTGCCAGATAAACATTTATATGGAACAGACACAGAATGTAAAGAATTGTGTAAATCAGTTGAAATAGATTTACAGACACAAGATGAAGATAATGAAAAATCAAAAGGAATACCCAATATTGAACCGTTAACAAGAGGACTATCAATAAAAATTTGTAATCATAATGGTTTTGATGGATATAATGTTTTAATTGTTCATAATACAAATTTTACATATTTAGGTAAAAATATTAATTCTGAAAATATATTTAGCAATTTTAAAGATAAAAATAGAAAAAAACGCATTAATATTTATGACAAAAAAAATAGTTCTAGTTTAGCAGAACAAATAAAGCAATTTGAAAAAGAAAGTTATAAATATGGTAAGAGTCTTATTATTTTAACTGGTGCAAAATTAAGACTTGGAATTAGTTTACCTTGTGCAGATATTGCTTTTAATTTTGATGACATAAAGTCTATAGATAATAATTATCAAACTATGTTTCGTGTTTTAACTGAAAGAACAAAGCCAGAACTTAAACAATATGGTTATTATCTAGATTTTAATAAAAATAGAAGTATTCAATTCATTTATGAGTATAATAAAATATATGGCGAAGCAAAAAAATTAGAAAACAGGGAATCATTACAAGCATTACAATCTCTATTATTTACATTTAACTATAATGGGCTTAATATAATTAAAAAAGAAGCAAAAGATGAATTAAATTTGTATAACGATTTAATAAGTCAATTAGAATTGAATGAAGAAGGATTTACAAAGTTTTGGACTAAAAAAGATAACATTGTTAGTTTAATTAAGAAATCTTTAGCTTCTTCAGGAAATAAACTATTATTACAAAAATTTAAGTCGTTTATGAATGGAAATAATATTCAAATAAAAAAAACAATAAATATTGTTGAGACAGAGGGAAAAGTAAGAGAAGCATTACCATTTATAACTAGAGCTGATAATGATATTGAATTAGAAGAAAATGAGGAAGAAAAAAAAGAAAAAGAAGATAATGAAAATAATGAAGATTTTGGAGAATTAATTAATACAATTGCGGAAGAATTGCCTACAATTATTACTTTATTAGCAATATTCTCAAATGAAAATGGGTATGAATGTAGTAATATAAAAGAATGCCTACAACACAGTTTAGACAATATAAGTAGAGTTGATGAACAATGTAATTGTGAAAATATTGAAGATGTTAGTATTTTTGATTGCTTTCTGAATTCACCTGGTCTAATTAATGGTGTATATAAATATAACAAAGAAAGTCTAGAAAAATTTATTGAAATATTATTAGAGTTATTAAAATCAAATGAGACTGAATTATTGCATATTAATTTAAATTTAATATTTGATAATATTAAGAAACTGATGACAAAAAGCGATGGAATAATACAAGATATGACTGATAAAGATATAGAAGAAAAAATAGAACAATATTTGTCAGTTAGAGAAGAAGAAAAAAATAAACACGGAGAAGTATTTACTCCAATAGCATTGATCGAAGAAATGTTAGATAAATTACCAAATTCAGTGTGGAATAATCCAGAATTAAAATGGTTTGACCCAGCTAATGGTATTGGCAATTTTCCGATGGTTGCTTATCATAAATTAATGAAAGGATTAGACAAATGGGAATCTAATGAGAAAAAACTTAGTAAACATATTATAGAAAATATGTTGTATATGGTGGAAATTAATCCTAAAAATGTAAAAATTTCAAAGAAAATATTTGGTTCAAATGCCAATATTTGTTGTGCTGATTTTTTGGAAGAAACTGAAAAATGTTTTAAAATATTTGGTGTTAATAAATTTGATATAATAATTGGCAATCCTCCATTTAATGATGAAAACAATGAAAATAATAGAACCAATAAAGCTTTATGGCCAAAATTTATTGAAAAATCATTAGATGTATTAAAAGATGATGGATTTTTGGGATTTATACATCCACAAAATTGGAGAGGACCTGATAATAAATTATGGGATTTATTAAGTAATAAACAAATTATTTATTTACATATATATGGAGAAAAAGCTGGAAGAGATTTTTTTAATGTTGGAACAAAAGTAGATTTATATGTATTACAAAATAAAAAAAACACAAAAGAAACTTATGTTATTGATGAATTAGGTGTATCACATAAATTAAATTTAAGTAATTTTATTTTATTACCAAATTACAAAATATTAGAAATTAATAAAATAATTTCTAAAGACGCAGGTATAGATATAATTCAAAATACGTTTTATTCAACCAAAAAAACAAGTGAGACAAAACAAAAATATTTAGTTATTTCTTCGATTACCAATGGAAATGAAATACATTTTAGGTACACAAATGACAATACAAAAGGGCATTTTGGTGTTCCAAAAGTAATTATTAATGGTGGGAGATATCCTTATCCTTATAATGATTATCAAGGTGAATATGGTATGACCCAAAATGTATTTGGTATTCCTATATCTTCAAAAAAACAAGGGGATGATATTGTTAAAGCAATTAATACAGATGAGTTTAATGAAATAATAAAAGCAACCAAATGGACTACATTTGGTATAGATTATAGATTTTTTAATAAAATAAAACCAGATTTTTATAAGTATTTCTTAAAGGATAATCAAGCATCAAAAATACAATCAGTTATAAGAGGACATCAACAACGTAAAAAAACGAAAAAGAAAGAAAATAAAAAAGGTGGTAAAAAAAAGACACGTAAACATAAATTTTCATTTAAACTTTGGTAAAACATATATTTTTTATTAAAATGTAAATTATTTAAGAGACAACATAAATTCATTCATATTTTTTGTTCCCATACTCGAATTACAATTCTGGCAAATAGGTTTTAAATTAGATACAATTGTATTACCTCCATTTGCCTCTGCAATAATATGTCCGCAGTTAAAAGACATTTGAGTAATATCTGTTGATTTACAACATAAACATTTTGTTTTACCAATTTCTTCACCAATATTTGTATTCCACACAAGTTTTTTTACTGTTGATGGAATTGGTTTTTTCTTTACATTTTTATTATTTGGTTCCTTGATTGGTTTCTTAATTGGTTTCTTAATTGGTTTCTTAATTGGTTTCTTAATTGGTTCTTTAATTAATTCTGAATCTGGATGATATTTTTTTAAACAATCTTCATATTTTTTTATATTATTTTTAATATTTTCATTTAACGGTTGAGCTATTAAATTTGCTCTAAATTGAATCAGTGAATTTTCCAAACTCTTTTTAAGTCTAAGTTGTGTTTGTTCCGCCGTTTCCATTTGTATTGTATTAGAAATAATAATTATTCATAAAATATTTCAATTTTTTATAATTAAACGTTATAAAAAATATATTAAACAAATAACTAAATGTCTAAAAATAAAAAAAAAAGATATTATATAAGATGACTTTAAATTTAAATATGCCAAAATCTATTAAATCTTTAGCTTCTGTTTATAATAAATGTTCTTTATGGTGTAAAGTATTAATTTTAACCTCTTTATTACTATTAGTTGTATTAGTATTTAAAGGTTTAAAAACAAATAAAATGGAAGGTTTTGAACAAAGAGATAAATTTTTAATTAAAAGAGAATCAGAAGTATATGATGATTTTTATGCCGATATTTACGACTATTTGGTTTTCAATACCTTAAAAAATGATTATGAAATTGGATGGATTATAAATAGCGCATCTCCATCATCTAAAAGTAAAATTTTAGATATTGGATGTGGAACTGGTCACTACGTGTCTTCCTTTGGTTCCAAAGGATTTGATATTATAGGTATTGATATTTCGCCTTCTATGATTAAAAAAGCAAAAGAGAATTTTCCCGATTATAAATTTGAAGTTGCTGATGCTTTAAATGGAAATGTATTTCAACCTGACACTTTCACACATATATTATCTATGTACTTTACTATTTATTATTTTAAAGATAAAACACAATTCTTTCAAAATTGTTTCAATTGGTTATTACCTGGTGGTTATTTAATTGTTCATATTGTTGATCGTGATCGTTTTGATCCAATTTTACCTCCAGGAAATCCATTACTATATGTATCACCTCAAAGATATGCTAAAGAACGCATAACGACAACAAAGGTTAAATTCACAGATTTTTCATATTCTGCCGATTTTCAATATGACAAACAAAATGATAAAGCATTGTTTATTGAAAAGTTTAAAAATGATGGTGACGGAAAGGTTAGAAAAAATGAACATGTTATGTATATGCCAGATGAACAAGTAATTGTTGATGAAGCATTGTCTTGCGGATTTATACTTGGCGCAAAAGCAGATTTATTACAATGTCAATATGAATATCAATATTTATATATATTCACGAAACCAAACTAACACAGTCATTTTAATTTATATATATTGAAAAAACAATATAAAAAAATATTTGTATAATAATATCATGGGAATTAAAAAAGAACATAAAATAGTAAATGATATAGAAATGAAACATTGTCCAACTTGTGATAAATGGAAACAATTATCAGAATACAATAAACAAACATCAAGTTGGGATAAATTAGCAAGAATGTGTCGAAATTGTTATTGTAATTATAAAAATAACAAAAGAAAAACAGATGAAAAATATCGTGAAAAAGATATTATATATTGTAATAAATATAAACAATCAGGTAGAAGAAGAGAAGTTTCAAAAATAAGATATGAAAATAAAAAAGAAGAAATCCTAAAAAAACAAATGGAATACAATAATAAAAGATACAATTCTGATCCTTATTTTAGAATAGTATCATGTATGAGAACAAGAATATCAAAATTATTAAGACTAAAAAATGCTAATAAAAATAATAAATTTTATAATTATTTAGGTTGTTGTAAAGAAGAATTTATAGAGTATTTTCAATCAAAATTTAAAGAAAATATGTCTTGGAATAATCATGGAAAATGGCACATTGATCATATTAAACCTTGTGCTTTATTTAATCTGCTTGATGAAGAAGAACAAAAAAAATGTTTTCATTATACAAATTTACAACCATTATGGGCTTCAGAAAATTTAAGTAAAGGTTGTAAATATGTAAATGATAATATATTATAATTTTATTTATTAATCCAATCATCTAAAAACACTTCTAAATCATCTGTTTCTTCCAAATTTGTTAAATGTGACGGATGAAACTTTGCCATTATTTTTGGTTCTCTAACTCTTTCCCATAACCACCTTTTAAAATGCTTTTTAAATTTCAAACAATAATATGTGTAACGAAATGTATTAAGTATATTAAGT